TCAATAAAACGTTCTGTGGGTAATAACGAAATACTCGCCCAATCTTCATCATCTGGAACTTTATATAGGTTACCAACCCCAGAATACAGATATTTGTGCAAAGAATTTTTGGGTACACTCGCCCCTCTTCCACTATTTATCAGGCTTTTTGCAACTGCGTCCCTATAATCAGGATTAACGTAATGTAGATTAGCTCCTAAAAATCCATCTTTGTAAAAATCCAACACAAACGCCAATGGTTGTAAGTCCCAATATTCATATTTTTCGGGAAATTTTGCACCATAGGAGAAAAATACTAAACTACCTACTTCAACCCATCCAGTATCACTGGTACTAATATCAGGATCCTGTACCCCAGACAAAGCATCTTGTAAAGCATTGATATACCAATCACCACTTCTGTTCTTTTTTCCTGCTAGTTTTGTTACTTCGTCTGCAATCATTTGATTCCTAGTTCCTTCTCGGTCATAATTTTGAATTCATAATTACGATCCGCACAAAACTCTTCTGCAGCTTTCCATTTTGCTTGGTTTATTGCCCATGTTTCAATACTTCTGACCCATGATTTCGTTCTTTTTTTAGGATTTTTAGGAGGCATTTTACATTCTTTTGCTGGTTTTATCTCAACAACCATTATTCTCCTTTTTCCAGTGGAGTCAATGTATTTAATAAAGAAGTCTGGAAAATACCTATGATACCTATGGTCAAGAGGAGATTTATATGGAATAGCAAATTCTTCTGATTGCCATTGGTATATACTTTCATTGAGGTCACAATACCTCATGAATTTTCGCTCCCAAAGTGACCTATAAATAATATTAGTAGGATCGCCTTTATATTTCCTTGGGTGTTCTGGTCTATATTTTCCCTTGTAGGACATATACATAGTATAAAGGATCATAGTATTTAGTTCGCATGACTAAAGGTAATAGTGCCAATCAAAATAGATTAGAGGCATCTGGTATGCCTTATAAGATCGATATTGATAGTGATGGGAACGCTGAAAGGAATTTCCAAAATTATCTGGGATCTCCTTCTACAAGTAATCATTATAAAGTAAATCTGAACTTAGCTAATGTTAAGAGAGGAACTAATGTAGATCCTTTATCAGAGTGGTTGACTAGTTCGGGAGTATTTACTAGTGATGAACCACAGAGGTATGATTTTCTTTGTGCTGAAACTATGCTTCCTGGCACAAGTGTAGAAACATTTACTGAACTTGGAAGTAGACAGGGTATTGAAGAATTCTTCCCTGTTAGAAAAATATATGCGGATCTTAGTATGACATTTTATGTGTCATCTGATTATAAGGTATTGAAATTGCTTCAAGAGTGGATGAATTTCATTAATCCTATTAATGATCCTTTAAAGGGAAAGGTTACAGGTGCAAGTCCTACTGGATACGCTAGTTTAAGAGACAATACCGCTTTCCATAGGCACAGATATCCTGTAGAATATAGAAGAGAAATTGCTGTTACTAAATTTGAAAGGGATTATAGTTCAAGAATTATGTTTATATTCTTGAATGCTTTCCCAGTTAACATCAATTCTATTGCATTATCATATGATGAAGCTACAGTTACTAAGGTGACAGTTGACTTTAAGTATGATAGATACGTTATGGTTAATTTCCCCGAAAGTGGTACTAGTGAACCTCTAGTTCATCAAGATAATGCCGCTGGATCCTCTGGTGAACTTGCTTCTGCTAGTACAAATCCTATGGATGGAAGAGCTCCATGGGATTGGAAAACACCATCGCCATTTTTCCTTGGTGACTCATTAAATCTAGCAACTGATTACTCAGTGTTGAAAGATTTGAATTCACCACTGGTCAACTGGCCTACCTAAATAAACCGCTGATATGAATTATTATGCCTTTACCAACTATTTCAACCCCAACGTATGAGTTGACTTTACCTTCTTCTGGAAAGACTGTTAAGTACAGACCATTTCTAGTAAAAGAAGAAAAAATTCTGATCTTAGCGTTAGAGAGTCAGGATCCAAAACAAATTACTACCGCAATCAAACAAGTATTGAAATCTTGTGTTACTGCAAGAGGAATAAAGATCGAGTCACTGCCTACATTTGATATTGAGTATCTTTTTCTCAATGTTCGCGGTAAATCTGTATCTGAATCTGTTGAACTAGTAATTACATGTGGTGATGATGGTGAGACACAAGTTCCAGTAAGTGTTTTTATTGATGAGATTAAGGTTGTAAAAAGCCCCGATCATAAAAAGGATATTCAAATTGATGATCATATTACTATTCAAATGAAATATCCTTCTATGGATGAATTCGTTAAGAACAATTTCGTAGTAGATGGAGATGACGTATCCCAAGTCGAACAATCCTTTGAGGTCATTGCAGCGTGTATCGATCAGATTTATACTGAAGAAGATGCCTGGTCTAGCTCGGATCTTACTAAAAAGGAATTGGTTACTTGGATTGAGGGATTAACTTCCAGTCAATTCAAACAAATTGAAGAATTCTTCGAGACTATGCCTAAATTGAGCCATACTATTGAAGTAATGAATCCTAATACCAAAAAGAAAAATACTGTTGTGCTTGAGGGACTAACAAGTTTTTTCGCTTAGTTATGTCTCAGATGAGTCTGGAGGCATACTACAGAATCAACTTCGCTCTCATGCAGTTCCATAAATACTCACTGACAGAGATTGAAAATTTGATTCCCTGGGAAAGGGATATCTACGTTGGATTGCTTAAACAGCACATTGAAGATGAGAATCTCAAAGCCCAACAACGAGCGGCATTGAACAAATGAAGCTAAACACTATTAAACCTGGCCGAATATTAAGAAGAGGATCCAGAGCGAAACGTATTGGCTCTGGGAACAGATTCATTGGTGCGTCCAAGTTTTTTGGTGGTAAAGGTACTCTCGGTACTAAACTTAGAGGTGCATTAGGTAGAGTAAAGGCTGCACCTAGTGGTTTAGGGAACACTATCCAAAATATCTCTCAAAATTTTGGTGGAAACGAGAATACTGTTAATATTAATAAGGTAATCAACCAAAAAGTTGATGATAGTCTATCTAAGAGAGGTTCACTGGCTTCCCAAGTCAGGATGCCTCAACTTGATGGTCTTTTAAGCTCTTTCGGTAATATTGCCGACTATATGAGAGGAATGGCAGATCCTGCCTCTCTATCAGCATTTTCAAAAGGATTTGAAGGAATTAACGAAAGTCTACAGGATACTGTAGGTGTAGTCACTAAGGTCAGAGAATACATATCCAAGTTCCTTGGAGATCTTAGCGGCGTAGGAAAGAAAATAGGTGGAAGAAACGGTCTATTGGGTGGACTATTTACTGCTCTTCTGGCAGGTGGTGGTCTTTATGGACTCAAAAAATTTAGACGTGTTAAAAATCTTGTAGACAAAACCAAAAAGAACTTAACAAAAGTACCAACTGGCGCAGGAAACTTTATGAAAGGTAAGAAAGGAAAACTATTATTGGGATTGGGCGCATTAGGCGCCTTAGGTATGGGTACTGCTGCATATGCAGGACAAGGAGATGATACAGTATCAAAATCTGAAGTAGAACAAATTGCAGAAGAGATTAATGTCATTCCCGAAGAAGAGAGAAATATGTTTAATCAAACCGTTAAGAAATTTCAAGAGTTTCTTGAAGGTATTGGAAACAACGAGAAGAAAAAGAAGAAAAAACTTCCAGGCACTAATGATAGTGATACTACATCAACATCCACTAGTGACTTGATGGGAGGTACTACTGAAGTGCCTGGAGTTGAAACAGATAATGCCAGAGCAGCAATTCAAACTATTACCCAGTTAGAAGGAACTGACGGGGAAGGTGGTTATAGTAGATGGTTTGGTGATGCTCGAGGTGAGATGAAGTATGGTGATATTACTGGAAAGACTCTTCAGGAAGTGGATGATCTCCAAACACAGTTCTTGAAGGATCCACAATCCCAGTTCACTTATATGGATGGGACTACCGATAGATCTGCTGCAGTTGGTGCTGGTCAGTTTACTTTCCTTTTAGATCATGCTAGAAGGATGGATCCCAATGTAGACTTCACAAAACAGAAGTTTACTAAGGAATATCAAAATAAACTGATAATGTTCCTTGCGAAGGAAAAGGGAGTAGATCTTAATAAGCCTCTTACTGAGGCTGATATGGAAAAGTTGGGTAGTGTGTGGGCAAGTTTGACACCTCAATATAATCAGACATCTAGAACTGCTAGTGATAGTTTGAAAGTTTATCAAGAGAATCTTCAGAAAATTCAAAATCAAACTAATAATTTCAGTGCTGAAGGTGCTACTGAGCTTTCAACTATTAATCCTAGTACAACGGTGACAGATTCGACCTCTGATGAATCTATTAAACAGATTGCTCAGATCCCTGCTACTGAAGAAGGAGAATCTAAAGTCAATATTATGAACCTTCCTATAGGTGATCTTTCTCAGAATGATCCTTCTAACATTCCTGCACCTTCTATTGCTGCGAATAATGTTCCATTTTTAATGCCTTATGATGAAACAAACCTTTATAGGTTGGGTACTATTGGAAATTATAATATAATCTCTACATCTTAATACTATGTCTCAGATCGGTAATAAGCTGGTAAGAAAACAAAGAGTAGTTGAATCTCTTTTTAAAAGAACTAAAAAATCCTTAGGAGAATCTAAGGGTGAGTATAGGAAACTCTCCAATTACCTTGAAGTTGGTAAGGACAAGTTGGATAGATCTCCAGAGATTACCGAAAGACAGTTAAACAAGTTAAAGAACCTTAAACTTGGTGATGGTGGAGTAGGTGGAGATGGTAACTCAGGAAATGTCCCTGGCCCTGGTCTTTTGGGTACTTTGTTATTCGGGGCCCAAGCCGTTGATACTATTAGGAATATTAGAAACTTTGCTAAAGGTATTGGTAAAAGATTCTTTGGCAAAAATGCTACAAAAGTAACTGGAAACACAACTGCTAAAAGTGTCAGTAATGCAGTTACAAAGGAAACAACTGAGAAAGTAACAAAAAATCTTGCTGAAGAGGGAGTAGAAAGTGCTGCAAAAAATGTAACTAAGGAAGGTCTTGAAGCTGCTTCTAAGACTGTTGCTAAAGAAGGTCTTGAAAAAGTTGCAACAAAAGGTGGTAGTAAACTTCTTGCTAAAAAGATTCCTTTAGTTGGTCTTGTATTGGGTACTGCTTTTGCAGTTGATAGAGCAGCCAAAGGTGATATGGCTGGTGCTGCTATGGAGTTCTTATCTGGTGCTGCATCTACAGTGCCTGGATGGGGTACTGCGGCATCTGTTGCAATTGATGCCGCACTAATTGGTAAAGATGTTAAAGAAGCAGTTGATGATGCTTCTGCTGAGAGTGGAGATAGTACGGAAAAAACATCTAACACAAATGTGTCTTCTGTAAATGGTGATGTGATGAATGTTAATTATGAACCTCAGAGTACAATGCTCGAATTGAGAAGATTTGATGAATCAGTGAACCTATTTGGGGAAAAATTTGCTGGTACAATTACCGCAGATAATTTTATGAGTTCTATTGATCAAGAACTTGGATCTGCATCTGCTTCTGCTGGGATTACAGAACTTTCTGGTGATGGGTCACTTTCTGGTGATGGAACATTTAATACTGGATTAAAAACTGGTAAATCTGAATATATTGGTGGATCTGCCGATTATCATATTGACAGTCAGTTTAAGAGTTCTCTTTCTATGGAAGAGAAGGTTAAAATGATGGATCAACTTGCAGCAGGATATGCTGCTCAAGGTAGAAATATTGAATTCTCTAATAATGCTGTTGCTAACACCATTTGGGACTCCAATGCTTCTTATGAAGACAAGGCTGCTTTATTACAAAGGGCATTTGAAGCACACCAGATTCCTAGAGGACGTGCCATTGATGCAGCTGGTTTCAATCGTATTGATTATTATGCTCCTCTTATTAAGGATTCTCAAGAAACCGCAGGTAAAGGTAGATTTAGAGATAGTGTAGTGGGTCAGGACATTCTTATTCCGACACTTGGAGGTACTAGTGTAGATTATAGTTCAGGTGGAAATTATGGTGCATTTGTCGAAGTGAAAGATAAAGATGGTAATATCATCTTTAGAACAGGTCATGGTGATATCAGGGGTGCCAAGTCTGGAAGTGTTCCTTTAGAAGTAGAAGAAACGACAAAGAATGATGCGGCATCAGTAACTACAGAAACTCCTCCAACAGATATTGCAAAAGCTGTAGAAGGACAATTACGAAAGGTTGTAAAACCAGCAACAAGTGTTCGTGGAAAAGATAAGATTGTATATCAAAGATTTGATGGTGAACAGTGGATGACTGGTACAGGTGAGACTGCTGCACAATATGAATATTTGTACAATACACAGGAATACCTTAGATCACCACAAGGTATAGCAAATGAGGGAGCTGGACGACCTCTTCAAATTACAACACCTTCAGGGGAATCTATGTTTACTGTTCCTAGTACAATGTCAGATTCAACTAATATGGTAAGTCAATATACTTCA